ACTTGACTCTTTAGAAAATGTTACAACCGCAGACGATAACACAGCAATAGGATATTACGCCCTACAAGCAAATACAGGTTCTGATAATACTGCTGTTGGTAGAAGTGCTTTAGCAGCAAACACCACAGGTGCACAAAATGTTGCAGTTGGTTTGAATGCTGGAGATGCAAGTACTACAGCTAATAATGTTACAGCAGTTGGTTATGCTGCTGCTAGTGCATCAAATGTAAATCAAATAACTGCTATAGGTTCTCAAGCATTAGCACAAAGCTCTGAGGCTGGTACAGCAGTTGGTTATGCAGCACTTTTTGCAAACACTACAGGTACAAATAATGTTGCGGTCGGAGATAGTGCTATGATAACAAACACTACAGGTTCGCAAAACGTAGCAATAGGAATGTCAGCTATGTTAGTAAATACTGGAGGTTATAATAATACTTCTGTTGGTTGGGAATCCATGAAAGCAAACACAACTGGTTATCTTAACACAGCAGTTGGACAACAAGCTATGTTAGCTAACACTACAGGTTATCAAAATGTTTCTATAGGTCACAACACTTTAGCAGCAAATACCGAAGGTTTTGTAAATACAGCTGTAGGAGACAATGCTTTAGCATCCAATACTACGGGTGATGCTAATATTGCTATAGGCGGAAATGCTTTAGATGCTAACACAACAGCAGATGGTAATGTCGCAGTTGGTTATAATTCTTTAGGTGCCAATACTACAGGTACTCAAAATGTAGCTGTAGGTCATAGGTCTTTAATATCCGCCACAACAGCTTCTGGCAACATAGCTATTGGACATGAATGTATGGAAGATACTACTACTGCTGCTGCAAATGTAGGGGTTGGGCGAGGTGCTTTAAAAGCAATGACAACTGGTGAGCATAATGTAGCGATGGGTGAATCTGCTGGTTATGGTGTTACAACTGGTGAGAAAAATGTTTCTATAGGCACGGTTGCTGGTGGAGGAACTACAGGACAAGGAAATGTTGGTATAGGTTGGTATGGTGGTAGTTCAATGTCTACAGGCTCTAACAATGTGGTTATAGGAAGGCAGTCTCAATTATCTGCTGGTAGTGGTAGTAATCAAATTGTATTAGGTTATCTTGTATCAGGTACAGGTGATAATAACTTTACCTTTGGTAATCAAAGCACAGACTCAAATATAGCTTTTGGTGCTACAAGTATTACAGCTCCTTCAGATATCAGATTGAAAGAAGATATACAAGATGAAGAAGTAGGTTTAGATTTTATAAACGATTTAAGACCAGTTACTTTCCAATGGAAAAAAGAAAAAGATATACCTTCAGATATGAAAGCCTATAAAGAAGGCTCTGAAGAAAGAACCATGAATGGTAAATATAATCATGGTTTTATAGCTCAAGAAGTTAAAGAAGTGATTGATAATCATAATTTAAAAGAAGGCTTTGAAATGTGGCAAGAAGATGAAGCAGATGGAAGGCAAAGAGTTGCACCTAACGCAATCATGTCTGTTATGGTCAAAGCAGTACAAGAATTATCTACGCAAGTAGAAGAATTAAAAGCTAAATTAAACGAAGGAGAATAATATGGCAGTAACAAAAGCAATCACAAGTTGCACACCTTATGTAAACTCATCTAGTAAAGTAGATAAGTGGTCTATAGAAATGAAGTATGAAAACGATAATGAAGGCGATAGCACTTACTATACTTCTACTTTTAGTAAAACAATAAATCAAAAAGATGTACACCCAGTTACAGGAGTAGAAACAACTAACTTTACACTTAAAGCTAAAGGTAGTTGGACTAATGCTAACTTAGTAGCTATATGTCCTATATCAAAATGGGATGTAGTATTTGCTAGCCAAGTAGATAGCGTTATAACTAATCCACCTGTTGAAAGCACACCAGACCGAGCATTTAACGTACCTAGTTAATTTTTTATGAGCAAATTTAGACTTTGGCTGGTTAATAAAATAAACAAATTAACAAATCCGTATGCTGTACCTTTGGTATTGAAAAAAGATGACTGAGGGCGAGTTTCAGATTCATACTATGCCTGCGGTATATGTGTTAGAAACACAAATGCCACAAGATATGATTAATAGTGTTAATGATTATATGGATGAGTATAAGCATGATAAAAACAAACAATCATTAGCTAATACTTTAGTAGGACAAATAGATAAAGGAGAACAGTTACTGTTAGACCACAATGATAAAAGAATGGTTGAGTATAATAATTTTATCTGTAACCTTGGTGCTGAGTATATTAATCATTTTTCTGCTTCGGGTAATAGTCTTAAAGGTAATAAACAAGTTCAAATAGATGAAACTTGGTCGGTACATAGTTACGATGGTGATTATAACCCAATACACGACCACGGCACTAAAACATTAATGGGTATATCGACTACAGCCTGGACTAAAGTACCACCGCAAATAGGTAGTGTTAATGCTCAATCACCAACCTATTCGTTATATAACGAAAGTGGACATTCAGACGGCTGTATATCATTTCAATACGGACAAGTATCAGTAATAGATAGTGAAAGATTAAAACCAGCTCAATCATTTGTTATGACTCCAGAAGTAGGAAAACTATTAGTATTCCCTTCTTGGTTACAACACATGGTCTATCCCTTCAAAGGTGAAGGAGAAAGACGAACCATCGCATCCAACTTAAATTGTTGGGATGTGCAACAACCATCACCTAAGGAGGTGCAATAATGCAAAAAGAAGAAAGTAAAGCTGTCATAGGCGACCAAGAAATTTTAGAAACAGAAATGACTGAACAACAAAAATATCTTGCAAATCAAATAACTGATTTAAGAAACAAAAAAGCTAAACTATCGTTCGATATGGACCAAATAGAAGCCGCTTTAAATGTTTTTCAAAACACTTTTATAGCTTCAACTAAAGAAGAAGCTGATAAAAATATTCCGAAGGAGGAAAAATAAAATGATGTGGTTAAATATAATTATGTGGATAACAGCTATAATTTCTATAGCTTCTTTAATTTCAGCAATTACCCCAACACCGAAAGATGATGCATGGTTTGGTAAACTTTATAAAATTATTGATTGGTGTGCTTTAAATATAGGTAAAGCAAAGGAAAAGTAATGCCTACCGTAAAGGAAACATTAGCAGAACTTAACGCACACGAAAGAGAGTGTACTATTCGTTATGAATATATCGAAAAACGTCTTGATGAAGGTTCTGAAAAATTTAAAAGATTGGAAATGTTGTTATGGGGGGTTTATCCATTTATACTAGGTTCTATAGTTTTTGCTGCTTTTATATAGGAGATACTAGTGCCTTTACAAAAACTTTTATTTAAACCAGGAATAAATAAAGAAGGAACCGCTTATTCTAATGAGGGAGGGTGGTTTAATTCTAATTTAATTCGTTTCCGTAAAGGTTTACCAGAAAAAATAGGTGGTTGGGAAAAAGCATCCCCCAGCAGTTTTAAAGCATCAGGTAGAGCACTTCATGCATGGGTTGATTTAGAAGGAACTAAGCTTTTAGGTTTAGGCACTACTTGGAAATACTATATATTAGACGGTTTAAGTTTTAATGACGTAACCCCTATTAGAGCTACTACAACCAACGGTATTGTTTTTTCTGCTACTGACGGAAGTACAACTATAACAGCAACTGATGATGCTCATGGAGCTGTATTAAATGATTTTGTAACAATTAGCGGTGCCGTAAGTCTTGGCGGTAATATTACTGCTGCTGTATTAAATCAAGAACATCAAATCACATCAGTTACAACAGATACATTTACTTTTACAGCGACTGCAACAGCTAATTCAAGCGATAGTGGTAACGGTGGTTCTGGTGCAGACGCAGCTTATCAAATAAATGTGGGGTTAGACGTGTATGTACCTTCAACAGGTTGGGGTTCTGATTTTTGGGGAGCAGGAGCTTGGGGAAGTGTTTCTGGTTTAGCAGCTACAAACCAATTACGTCTTTGGTCTCATGATAATTTTGGAGAAGATTTAATTATAAATCCTAGAGGCTCGGGTGTTTTTTATTGGGATAAAACTAATGGAACAGAAACTAGAGCTGTAATTTTATCTTCTCTTACAGGAGCGAATCTAACCCCTACTAAAGCGTTACAAGTTATGGTGTCTGATGTAGATAGACACGTTATTTGTTTCGGAGCAGACCCTTTAAACGACGGAGGAACAGCTAGAACAGGTTCAATAGACCCTATGTTTATAGCTTGGAGTGACCAAGAAAAAGTAGAAGAATGGGAACCACTTCCAACAAATACAGCAGGGTCGTTTAGACTTTCAGCAGGTTCAGCAATAGTAGGTGCAACACGAGCTCGACAAGAAACACTTATTTGGACAGATACTTCTTTATATTCTATGACTTTTGTGGGGCAACCTTTTACTTTTTCTATTAACTTAGTCAATGAAGGTGTGGGATTAGTAGGACCTAATGCTATGGTTAATACCCCTAAGGGCGTGTTTTGGATGGATAAAAAAGGTTTTTATCTTTATTCAGGACAAGTACAAGAGTTACCCTGTAGCGTAGATGCTTATGTTTTTGATGATTTAAATCAAACACAAAGTTATCAAATATTCGGTTTCGTTAATAAAGCTTTTAATGAAGTAGGTTGGTTTTATTGTTCTTCAGAAACAACGGTTATAGATAAATATGTTACGTATAACTATGAAGAAAATATATGGATGATAGGAGACCTTTCTAGAACGTGTTGGTTAGACGAGGGTATTTTTCCAGACCCTAAAGCGACGTCTTCGTCTAGTAACGTCGGGTATTTATACAATCATGAATCTGGTGTAGACGACGACGGTTCTGCTATGACTAATGTTTTTATAGAATCTAGTGATTTTGATTTAGGAGAAGGAGACGCATATCAATTTATTAGTAAAGTTATTCCTGATATTAAATTTATAGGAAACGCTAGTACAGGAGCTAACGGGCAAACATTAGATATAGTTTTAAAAAGAAGAAATTTTCCAGGAGAAGAATTAACTACAGCAGTTACTAGTTCTTGTACTTCTGTTACAACTAAAGTAGATACAAGAATTAGAGGTAGGCAAGCAGTATTAAGACTTCAATCAAACGATACAGATACATCAGTTATCGGTATGAGTTTTAGAGCAGGAGCAACCCGTATCGATATACAACCTGACGGTAAAAGATAATGGGTAAATTATTAGAAACTAAATTACCTGTTGCTATAGGACCTCTTTCACCAGAACTTTTTAACAGGTTAGTCAGAGTATTAGAGTTAAGTTTAAATAAAGTTAATATTGGTTCAACTGTAAACTTTAATGAAACGGAAAGAAACCTTAATCAATTTAATACGGGCGATATTATTTGGAATTTAACAACTCAACAATTACAAATTTGGACAGGAACAATATGGGTAGATATTTATTCAGGAACAGAAAAAGGAGTTCAGGGAACGATGTCTCTTGGACAAATAAGCGTATCAACTGGTGGCGATACAACAATAGAAATATTATAAAAGGGGATACTATGAATATGAAAAAATTACAAGAAGAATTAACTTTCGACGAGGGTTGTATCGATAAAATATATTTAGACCATTTAGGGTACCCGACTTTTGGTATTGGTCATTTGATATTAGAAACAGACCCTGAACACGGACAAGATGTAGACACTCCTGTGTCTGAAGAAAGAATAACTGAATGTTTTGAAAAAGATATACAAAACGTTATAAATGATTTAAATAGAAATATGGAATGGTGGAAAGATTTACCAGAAGATTTACAAAGAGTTATGGCTAATATGTGTTTTAATTTAGGTATAACTAGGTTATTAAAGTTTAAAAAATTCTTAGCAGCTATGGAAGAAAATAAATGGGATAAAGCAGCGGTTGAAATGTTAGATAGTCGTTGGGCTATACAAGTAGGTCCCCGAGCTATAAGATTGAAAGATAGAGTTTTAGGAGCATAATATGAAAGTTAAAGCACCAAAAGGATTTCATTGGATGAAAAATGGTAAATCATTTAAGTTAATGAAACATAAAGGTAAATTTGTAAAACACAAAGGTGCCAGTTTATCAGCAAATTTTGCAGTACAAAAAATGCATAAGAAAAAATAGGAGAAAAAATGCCAGCAAAAAAGAAAACACATAAAACTAAAGACGGTAGAACTGCTAAGAAAGGTCTTTATTACAACATAAATAAAAAACGTAAAGAAGGTAGAAAAATGCGTAAGAAAGGAGCTAAAGGTGCACCTACAGCTGCAGCGTTTAAACGTTCTGCTAAAACAGCTAAAAAGCCTAAAAAGAAAAGTAAGAAAAAATAATGGCTACAAAACGTAAAGAAAAGTCTATAAGACGTACTACAGGTAAAGGCGGTAATTACCGCAAAACTAAATCAGGTGCGGGAATGACTAAGAAAGGCGTTAAAGCATATAGGAGAAAAAATCCTGGTAGCAAATTAAAAACAGCTGTTACAGGTAAAGTCAAAAAAGGAAGTAAAGCAGCAAAAAGAAGAAAGTCTTATTGTGCTAGAAGTGCGGGACAGATGAAGAAATTTCCTAAAGCTGCTAAAAATCCTAATTCAAGATTACGTCAAGCACGTAAAAGGTGGAAATGTTAATGGCTAAAAAAGCACCAGATGCGTTTGTATACAACGCTACATTAGAAAGAATAATAGACGGAGACACATTTGATTGTTGTCTCGATTTAGGTTTTGATGTTAAACTTCATAAACAAAGAGTTCGTCTTTCAGGTATTGACACACCTGAGTCTAGAATTAACACAAAACGATACCCCGAAAGAGCTAAAGAAAAAATCATGGGTAAAGCTGCAAAAGTGAGATTAGCCGAAATCTGTAAAGGAAGTTTTAAAGTCAAATCTTTAGGCAAAGGAAAATATGGTAGAATTTTAGGCATTCCGTATACAGAAGAAGGTAACGATATTTGTCAAATGTTAATAGACGAAGGACATGCTGTTGAGTATCATGGAGGTACAAAGACTAAAATCTGGGGAGTTGATTAATTGTTATGGACTCCGTAGTAACTTTAATTAATGAAGTTGGTTTCCCAATAGCAGCAGCTATAGGTCTTGGTTTATTTATTTGGAAACTTATTAATAAAATTATTGACGGCATGGAAACTAAAGTAGATGTACTAGACGAAAAAGTATCAGCACAAATAGCACAAATAGAAGAAAGATTAGGTCAAAAACTAGATTCACAACACGGTATATTAGTAGCTCTTATAGATAGGGTACGTTCTGTAGATAACGAGATAATTAGACAAGATACTTTGTTAAAGACTATACTTGGTGTACCGCAACTTATGAATACGGATAGAATAGCAAAAGCAGATAGAGACGACCAAAGGAAAGATTAATGATAAAAGTATATGCTACAGAATTTAAACACGACGGCAATATCTATGATGGACCTTATATTTACGCTAGAAGTTTAGAAGAAGCAGAAATGGAAGCTGTTGTTTATGGAGTAACTGTTATAGGGTTAATAGAAATAGTTCTTAAAACAGATGAAGACCTAAGTCCAGATAGAGTTTTACATTAATGAGGTGTTGAATGAAAGAAGAAGCTGAAAAAATTTTAATAACTAAAATTATGGTAGTTATCGGAATTATGTTATTTGTAGGAATATTTTGTCAAAATCTTTGGTCTGACCAAATAGTACATAAATTTAAATCACCTAGTTTTAATGGTATAGGTACATCGTCTCATTACTTAACTATAGAAAACCAAGAGTTTAGTCGTAAACTAACAATTAAAGAAGAAATTAAAGCCTTACAAGATGAAATAGAAAGAGAAAAAGAAAACTCCACACTTGCTAGGTTTATGCGTAATCTTGAATCAAGAGTCTATGCTGAATTATCAAGACAACTAGTTAATAACCTCTTTGGAGAAACACCGCAAAGTTCGGGTACAATAACTTTAGAAGGCAACACCATTGAATATACAAGCGATGGAGTAACATTAACTTTAAAGATAACGGAACAAGATGGGACAATTACCTCGATTACAATTCCTATTGGTACTTTTACTTTCTAGTTGTTCTACTTTTGACCAATTTGAAGATACGTACGAACAGAGATATAAAGCACAAGACGTAGTTTCTATTCAAGAACTACAATCACCGTATTTGCGTGATGTAGCTGTTCCTGAAGTTAGTCCTGTAGTTGCTGTATATCCTGCTGCTTTTACAGACCAAACAGGACAAAGGAAAAGCAATAGTGAATTTGCACTATTTAGTACAGCTATAACACAACAACCAAATGCATTACTTATACGAGCTTTAAAACACGCAGGTAATGGTCAATTTTTTAGAGTAGTTGAACGAGTAGGATTAGATAATTTAACTAAAGAAAGACAGCTTATACGTTCTGCAAGAGAACAAACAGCTAATGAAGAAGAGAAAAAGAAAGCACTAAGACCATTATTATTTGCTGGTATCTTAATAGAAGGAGCTGTTATATCTTACGAAGCTAATTTAGAATCTGGAGGTAT